AATCTTTTCCCAAGCGGTACCATTAAAGATTGCCCAGTCATTAATTTTCCAGTCAGTAATACCGTCTAAATTAGTACTGCCTGCAACAGACACCACATAATAATGGCCTTTAGAACCTACACCTGAAGCAAGTGTTGGGTCATTTGTTGATGCATTCCAAGTACCTTGATAAGATACACCACCCTGAATAGATGATGGGAGTTGTGATAAAGGTACTGCTCCACTTGAGTCTAGTGAGGCTACTCCGTTAGCTACACCTACATTTAGTGTTGCTGAGGTGCCTAATCCAAGATTAGTTCTTGCAGATGCTACGTTTGTTAGTTCGCTTAGGTTATTGTATTTGTCTAGTTTATCTGCTAAAGTTACAGCAGCCTCGGCAGCACTAGTAGCGGCAGCAGTTGCGCTGTTAGCAGCAGAGATAGCACTATTATCTGCTTGAGCAGCAGAGGCTGAAGATGCAGTTGCACTATTAGCAGCATTAGTTGCAGAAGTTGCTGCAGCTGATGCACTATTAGATGCTGCTGTAGCGGATGATGATGCACTACTTGCTGAAGATGCTGAATTTGTGGCGGATGTTGCCGCATTACTTTCAGATAAAGCTGCATTAGCCTCAGATGTTGCTGCGTTACTTTCTGAGGATGCAGCTGCAGAAGCAGAGTTAGCAGCATTAGTCTCTGAAATCGCTGCATTAGCGGCTGAAACGGAAGCTTCAGATGCTTTAGTTGTAGCAGTAGCCGCAGATAAAGCAGCAGATGTAGCGCTAGTATTAGCAGCAGCAGCTTGTGTAGCGGCAGCTGATGCGCTATCAGAAGCAGAAGTTGCACTAGCGGAAGCTTCAGCAGCTTTTGTTGTAGCAATAGTAGCTTGTTGTGTAGCTGTGGTAGCTGAAGATGATGCAGAGGTAGCGCTATTTGCCACCCTCAATACCATAATTAAGTGAGCTTGCACTATCCACTTCGTCATACTGCCCACCTTTAGAGATGTCAGTAGTAACACCAGGTGATTGATTATATCCCATAGTATCTCCTTAGATTAAACCGCCTGTATTAGCGTTCATTTGCACGTTACCGCCTAGACTACGTCTCCACTTTTCTTCTTTATTCATTGACTCAATATTATCAAGGAATTTAGCTTGATATCTTTTTTCCATTACATCGTCAATTAGGTACGCACCTAGGTTGTATAGACCACCCCAAATAAGTAGTCTTTCATTTTGATCTCTTAACCAGTTGGATACTTCTTTACCAATATACATTTTAGTTGTTACAGTTGGGTTATAAACCTCAGCCTCAGCGTAAGTACTAAAGCATCTGGTAACAGAGTTAGATGTACTAAAATAAAGGTTAGTACCACCTGACTCGACAAGAGTTAAGTACGGTTGGTTAGCATCAGACAAACCAATAATATAGTTAATTGGTAATACACTATAGAGTGCATTAAGCGATGGTAGTCTTTTGTAGTAGTGAATCTCAACTTGAGTACCTACTGCTAATTGTGGCTTGATAAACAACTTACCATCTTGCCACATCCAATAGTTAGAGCTATAAGTCTCAGCGTACTGATTAAAGAATGTTCTTTTATCTGTGATTTCATCAAATACAGTAGATTCATTTGTATCTGAATCGAGTGTCCTAATATAAATAAACTGTGTAAGATCTTCAGGAATAATAAAGGATGTGTAACTCAGTACATCGTTTCGATTGCCAGTATTATCTGAAGAACCTACTGTGTAAACAGTTGTTTCCTCTAGTGGGGGAATTCTTAGAAGCCGGTAGCACTCATCAGCAGAATATTTTAAGCAGTCCTTAATGACGCTATCTGGTAGAGTATTGACTTCTTTTTTATTAGACCAATCTCGAACTTTAGCTACGAGAGCGTCATATAGGGGTGTGCTCATATATTATTTCCTTATAACGTTTTAATATTACTTGTCTTAAGTAATGGGTAATCTGTGTCAATGATTTGTCTTAATCTTCTAAGATCAGCTGGATTACTCATAAATTCAGGAGAGTGAATATCTAAACCATATTTATTTAAAATATCAATCGCAACAATATCGGGGATAATAGCAAAGGAGCGGTATTGTCTACCATTATGGGCAAAAGAATCCATTTCTCTTTGCTGTTTAGCATAATCTTTATAAGCCTGAATGTCTTGTTCTAATTGATAATCCTTATCATCTAGTTTAACTGTAAAACTATTTGGATTATTTTCTTGTGATCGGAATCCCATTTGTGTCCTTGTAGGTTTAGTTAGATACGTATGCTGAGAAAATATAGTCAGGAGCCATGCAACCTAACTCATATTTAGTGTTAGTACCATTCCATGCCGATACGGCAGCAGTAGTAGCTGCACCAGAAGTATTTAGATATGATACTGAAGTAATCTTTTTAGCAGCTGATACGGATACGCTTAGTACATTGGAGCCAGGGATGACTACAGAGGTACCATCAGTGGCAGTAATTTTTAAACATTTCATAATGTATCCTTTATAAATAAAATAGGGATAGGCGTTAACCTACCCCTATTAGGTATTAATCAGTCTATGCTAATGTTAAGCACCAGAAAGACCGAAGATGATACCACAACCTTTGGGGTTACGGCACTCTAAAGTACCTTCTTCAACGATCTGACCAATGATAGAATCACCTAGCTGACCGAGGTCTACTTCTTGAGTAGGACGTAAGCTAGCGTAAGCAAACCACTGGGGATCATATACGAATGCGCTGAAGTTAGCGGCATCATCAAGACCTGAAATAGCAGTGTTAGAAATACCCATTACATAGTTAGGAACTACCATGATATCACCGAAGTCAGACATGTAGATTTCTACGGATTGACGTAATTTACCGTCAGCATCGATGTTACGGCGAACGTTACCGTCACCAGCATTAGAAGTGCTAGAACCAGCAGCTTGGGCTTTTGCGCTGAATACTCTACGGTTAGAGGGTGATAGCATTAGCTTAGTAGCTTTACCACCGTTTTCGTAGATAGATTGCATTACGGTGTCAACGTGTGATAACTGTAGTGAAGTCTTATCAGCAGAAGTTACGGTAGTGAAAGTACCAGCAGTACCTACACCCGCTTCTTGAGTTGGTAAGCATATTCGTCAGCAACACCAGCTTGATCAACAGCACGCTTAGTACCAGTTACGGTTACGGTTTTAGAGTTGATCTGGGTGTAGTTACCTAGACGGGTGCGGAGGGGTTCAGCGCCTTGAGCAGCAGCTTGAGTAGCGTAAGATACGCCTTCAGCAACAGCACCAGAAGCGGGAGCAGCTAGCTCGTCAGTTTGCCATTCGTGGAAAACAGCAGTAGCTTTGGTTTTACCGATAGATGAGAGGAAAGGAGTCTCATCACGGCTAATCATAGAAATAAAATTGGCTAGATCTTCTCTTTCGGAAGCGTTTACAGAAGCGGCACCGGCAGCAGCCTTAGGTCCGCCAGTAGCGAATGTACGTGCAGTCATTTTAAAATCCTTTTATAAAAATTTAAAGAAACAAATAGTTTAAAGTTTTTTGCTGACTGAAGAAATACGTTTTAGAAAATCTAATTCGTCTTGTTTAGATCCATTACCAGATAGAACTTTATTACGGGATTCTTGATCCGCAGTTTTCTGTTTTACCGCAGCAGGTGTTCCCTTCTTAGAGGGTACCGACTTAACGGCAGGAGCAGCTTTGCGTTTCATTTCGCCTTTTTCTTTAGCTGTTTTTAGTTTGCGATAGTCGTTAATAAACTTAACGGCTTCGGGACTGTAAATCTGATCCAATAGTGCTTCAGGAACACCTTCTTTAAGAGCAAACTCACGAATACTTAGCGCTACTTTTTCTGAGTAATCAGGAATTAAAGTAGTAATTCTTTCGCTATATTCTTTTAGCATCTGTTGTGTTTGTGCTTCTTGTTGCTCTTGTAGTTTAGCTACAACAGCTTTGGTCTTCTCTTCACGATTGGTTCGTGCTGTCCAATACTTTTCTTGAACTTCTTCTCTTTTCTCTTTGAGTTCTCTTAGTGTATAGGTATCACCTTCATCACGAGCTTTCTCAATCTGTTTACTTAGAGAGTTATATTCTTCAGCTAATTTAGTTTCTACAGTTGTTAGTTCTTCGTGTACAACACTACCTAATGTAACTAACTCTTGTAGTTTTTCAGTTCTTTCTTGTTCGATCTGTTTCTTCAGTTCACCAAGTTCACGTCCCTTTTGAGACAAATGTTGATCAGTAGAATAGCCCTTACGAACTTCTTCTAGGGTAAGATGTTTGGTTTTACCATCAATAGTTACCGGGATCTTATATTCCCAATCGATATCATCTTCCGCAGGTAGATCAGCTTGTTGGGTAGACTCGTCATCCTCATCTGCGCTATCTTCTTCGGATTCTTCCGATTCCTCTTCTTCATTTGATTCAGTTTCAGTGTCATCATCGGACTCTTCTGGGACCTCTTCCGATGATTCATCTGGACTTGGGACGCCATCGTCTTCTTCTGGTAGAGATTCTTCTTGATCTTCTTCCTTAGCAGGTAAGTTTAAAAACTCTGCTGCAGGGGAATTACGAAGAATGTCATCGAGACTCTTTGCTTCCAAGTCTGCACTATAACTTCCGTCATCAAAGTCCTTGCTACTGATTTCAGAAGCAGGGGTATTGGTAGAGAGATGTGATAGATTCATATAATTCTTTTGCCTTTATGTCCGTTATTCTTTGACTACTTCTGCTTTCTTAGCAGCACGAGCAGCCTTCATACGCTCACCAAATTCAGCTTTGGCTTGCTCACCTGCACCCATATCTTCTAGTATTTTAATTGCATTAGTAATGCTTACTAAGATAGGTGCATAGTTTTGAGAACGCCCTACGCCGCCATTTTGACCGCATAAAGCTAACTCTCTAATAATTTCTTTTTGCCCTTTAACAAGGACTTCTTTTGCTAGATCAACATCATTCATTGTCATCTTCTCCGCTCTCTGCTGGAGATCCCTTTTGTTTATTAATGTATTTAACGTTGTTACCATAAGTCTCAATAGCAACTAACTTCTCTTTTACAGAGCCTAATGCCATAGCAACAGAGTAAAGATACTCTCTTTCTTTTGTGCAGTGAGGTTCTGACTTAAGCCATGTGACAAAGAGATCGGCAAGGATCTCACTGTAGGCTTCATTAAAGAATTGTTCTCGTTCTCTTTGAACGAATTGTGCCTGTCCTAATGCTACTTGGGCATCCCTAAATGGTTCTACCTTGTACTCATTAGTCTCATGGTTCATCTTTGGTTTTAATCTCTTCTCTAAACCTTGTTTGTATTTGTCCATAATACCATTAATCTAGCCCATACCACACGGCAGAGGGGCTAGCCTTCATAATTACATTTGTTGTTGATTAGGCATCGCCGCTGCGGGACCTTGTACTTGAGGAGTGGGTACTCCACCAGTAGGTCTAGAAGCATTTACACCTAAATCAGATTGAATAATATCATTTGCGATAGCTAATAACTCTTTAGCATCAGGTTGCTTAGGTAACTCAACACCCTCTTTAGCAGCTTGAATATATAGTTTAGCCCATTCTTGATAAGATTTATCCAAGGCAACCATAAGTTGTTTAGTGTTATCTTGAATAGCATTCTTAGCTTGAATATTAGTTAAGTCAATAGTGGCTTGTTGTTGCGCTAGATTGAGTTGTTTAACTTGTTCTTCAAGTTGTTTCATCTTTTCTTGAGCATCCATCTCAGCTTGTCTAGACTTCATGGCTTGATCTTTAAACTCTGGAGTAGTGTAGTCTACTAAATAGTCCAATGGATCTAAGTCTAAGGCTTCAAGAGTCTTAGCTGCAATTTTAACAGGAGCCTCTGGATTAACAACACCACCTGCCCCGGCTTGTTGCAGTGCTGGTAGTAATTGTTGTCCAACTAAGGTCATCTTCTTAACAATATTGCTATTACCATTTTCACCTACATCCGCATCAATAAACACTAGCATATTGCTAGGTAGTGAAGCTGGATCTACAGATTGGTATACTTGATTCTGATCAAAGAATCCTACTTCCATACCACGCATTTTATTGCGGATAGTTTTGTATACACCTTCAACAAGGCGTTTGATACCTGTTTCAACGAATCTCCGGGCCATATATTGAATACGAACCTGTGCAGCAGACATAGCTCTCTGCATCTTTTCTTCGGAGTTTCCAGACACGTACAGTGTATCGTTTAACCCTTGAGCGGCTTTGCTCAAACCAGTAGCTTGCTCTTTATGTAACTGTAGCATCTCTAGTAGAGGTACAGTACCAGTACTGATAGTATCAGGAGTCATCGCTGATACAGCAGTCTGGGGATTACCATTAGTAGCAATAATTTGTTTAGGCTTCATATTCTGAAGAGCACTAAAGTCTACTACGTTAGGATCAGCTAGCTTGGGAGCATAGTTTGTTAAGTACACGTTCTCTACGAATCCACGGAGAATAGCCGTAGAAGCAAGAGTAGAGGGTCTAATCATATCTGCTACAGATAACCCGAAGAATTCGTGAGGAACTTCAAATGGGCATAATGCAGCAAGAGGGATCATATCACAATCTTCTTCGAGAAGAATTGTATTACCTGCAACAATAAGGTGTTTTAATTCAGCTACACCATCACCGTCTCTATCAACTCTAATCCAGCATTCCACAACAGTAACTTGTCTATTAGCTTCTACTGGGAATAGTTCTCTAGAATTCCCTCCTAGCCAGTACTCTTGACCAACTAGACGCTTTCGAGCAGATTGCTCTTCGGTGTACTTAGTAGCCCAACTTGAACTACCATCTCCAATAGCGTCCCAATCGATGTTCTCTGCGACTTGGGGGAAATACTTTCTGATCTCTGAACGAGTCATATCAATTTGGATACCAACAAAAGAAGCATCTTCAAATGAGTGTGCATCTCTTGTGATACGGAAAGACTCAGGATGAATGTTTCTTAATTCAACTCTAGTCTTGTTGTGTTTCCTTTTTAGACGTACATTTTTGTAAACCATCGTGTAGACAGCATTACCATCATCGTCTGTAGTTAATTCTTGTTCGTACTCTAACTGTCCGATAATTTCTACATCATCGTCAGCTAGGATTGTGTCCAAGTTTTCCTGGGAAATACTTTCGAATTCCTCAAAAGAGTATTCGTAATCTTCAATAAACTCCCATCTTACAATGGAGTTCTTCCATAATAGCGCTGCTTTAACCCATGTGTTTAATACAGCCCATCCAGGATTCTTTTTGAAAATCTCATAATTTACTAGATCAGAGGCTACTTTAGCATCATGAATAGCTTTAGCAGTACCATTAATAGGGCTAAATCTAGCAATCTTGTTATTGTTAAATAGTAATTCAGAGATAATAGCCGAATAACCTTCAACTGCTTCTACCGTATCAGATGATACAATCTGAGATACACCTTGTGGTTTTAGGTGTAGATCAGGCATCATACCATATTCAAAGGTAGCTTTCTGTCTTTCTCGTGCTAAATCAGAACTATTTAAAAAGTCTCCAACAGAGTTCATTACCCCTGCTTCAACCATACTTAAAAGTTCTTCATCAGTAACTTTTTCTTTGTATCCTTGCGCTTTAAAATCAGACAT